TGTGTTCAACTAAGCGGTCAATTGGTGTCTTCATTGCTCGTTTATGAATTTAGCGTAATCGTGTGCGTCTTGTTCACTCTCAAAGGTGGCGAGTAGTTCTCCAGCGAAGTATACTCGCCACTTGCAAATAGAGTTAATTGTTGCCTTTACTACCCTTGCCTGTAACATTTTTTAACTCTGTAAATTGGTTCTTCCAAGTTTGAATTTTGTCCTCCAACTCAGCGATTCTTTTTTCGCTTGTCATCTTCGCTTGGTTCAAATCGTCTTTCCCTTGCTGGATGGTTGATCTAATTGTCAAGAGTTCGGTCTCCAAATCCCAAATGGTGCGATTCCGTTTGTTGATTTCTTGTTGTAGCTCTTCAGCGTTTTTCTCAAGCCTACGCAACTGGTAAGCGAGAAGGACAGTCACACCGCCCAAGATTATGTAGGTTATCATAAAAACCGAAATTTAACGATGTTTTGATTCTTGTTGTTAGTTTTTACAACCTCAATGCGATTGAGTTCAACATACTTGCGGATGAGATTTGATACATCCAATTTGCGATGCTTGTGGCAAATGTCAAGAAATACCTCATCTTGTCTGTACACCCATTCATATCCGTAAACGGACTTGATTTCATCCAGGCACAATTGAGTAGTTCTGTGAACCACTCTGTTTGGTCTCTTGCTCTTTGGCTTTGTGTTGATGTCAAAGTAACGGTTCAAAATTGTCATTGCCTTTTTTAGGATTTCCAAATCACTCTCAGGCAGTTGGTCAAATAATTGTATTTGTTTCATAGTTTTATTTTGCTTTTCCTTTATAGAATTTGTGGTTGTAAATCGCCTGACTGAATTGGTCAAAGTCAGGATTGTACTCGTCCCTTTCAAACTCGTATGGTTTGGCTTCGGGAATTTCTTGCTTCATTGACTTGCGGAATGCGTGGATTCCGTATCCCACCGCAAATGCGATGGGAGTCAAGATAATTGGATAGATGATGTCAAGTGCCATAATTGTATAATTAAGGGGGCAATTACGCCCCCGTGTTGGTGTATTTATTCAAATTAAATTGCCCAAATCCCGCCACAACCGCAATCTTTTTCGTTTGTATTTTTGCGATTGCCACAATCGCAATACAATAAATTCTCAATCCTCATCTCTGCCTCAAAAAGCTGACCTTCAATTGCAGCACCTCTTTGAGAATAGCCATCCCAATTTCGCAAAGAATTAGACAATTTAGAAATTGATTTTTGAGCTTGTTGCATTGCGTCAAGTTGTATTGGCATTTTAAACCAAGATTGATTTGGCAGCCAAGTTTGATACCAAATAGGGGTAGACAAAAATTGTTGTCCTTTAAATTTACCGAAGTTCAATGTGAAGTCGTTTTTCATAGTTTGTTTCTTAGTCCTTCAAACTAACAACCTTTTTTTCACTTATGCAAATTTATTTTCTTATTGGCTTTGTGAATGGACGTTTTATTTTGTGATTGACAAAAATAGTTCTCCAGCGTAGTTCAACTTCTCGTCAATCATTTCTTGGATGTCCTCTTCCAAAGTGATGAGAGTGGTTGTGAGCTTCTTGCCGATGGGCATTCGGGGATCATAACTGACAAACAAACCTTCTTCCAATCCGGTTGCAATCATTCCCATTTGCATCTGCCAAAAATACTCCGTGCGTTTTGATTTCAACTGCTCGTTGTTTTTGATGAAGAAGTTTTGAAGGTGGTTGCCTGAATTGAACGGACATTTGATTTCTACCAACTGGTGACCAAGTGCATCAGGTGAATACCCACCCCACTCACCATAAGTGATGAAGGTGTATGTCTCTGCACCGTAGTAAGTAAAGAAATCATCGGTCTGCTGGGAGAAATAGTGGAAGGCTTCCTTCTCGTGTTCCTTCCCCCAATCCAAAGCACGACCATAGATCTCCGATTTCGCACCGGTTAAGTATTCCGCTGCCTTCTCAAAGACAAATGATTTTGCAGTTTCCGACAAGAACTCCGATTTGTTTTTCGGAGTTCCCATCAGTTTGTGAATTTCGGAAGCGGTGAAGCGTGAACGCCTTAGATCTTGCCAATCGTCCTCGTTCAAATTAGTGTGAATTGTTGGAAGTTGAAGTTTCATTTCTCACCGATTAAAAGTTTCATATTGACCGGAGATACCTCAAACTTGCTTGTGATGTCTGTCATCAATCCGCCTGTCTTGAGATGCTCAACTGCTTTCGCCCAGGATGGATGCTTTGGTGTGAGTTCATCTTTCTTTGGAATCTGCCTTCCCATTGCTTTCTCTCCGTCATCGTCATCGTCAATGTTCAAGTTTAGGATAGAACCGATGGATTGCCTTCTCGCATAAGTGATGGCAGACCCCATTGCTTGGGGATCGTTCTGCTTTGCAACCGGCATCACATAGGATGACTCCATCCACTCACCTGAATCAGCGTGAAGGATGATTGTTGTGAGTGCGTTCCCATCAGGGAATTGACTGATTGCCAAACCACATTCACTCAATGGCTTTTGGATGGTGTCCAGTATGTTCGCTAAACTTGCATACTTGGATTTGAAGAAAGGATTGTTGGCTTCCTTTGCTACCTTGCTCACCGATGCTTGGAATTTTACCAACGCACCAGCAATGTTCTTGATTGATTCGCTTTTATTCATAGGAAATTTGTTTTGTGTCCGAGCATAAATAACACCGTGAACTTGTCGGGTTCTAAATAGAAAAACCGCTCCGTTTCAATGCCAACCAAATTGGTCTCAACGCATCCACCGAAATACACATCACGCTTGATCATATACGGTTCAAGTTCTTCAAAGTGATTGTTCAAAAGATAGTCATCAACTTGCTTGTCAATGTATACATATCTATCACCACCGATGGTGAGAATCCATCCGTTGATTGTTGCCTCAATCATTGTTCACCTCCCTCAATGCAATTTCAATGACGGCTTTGGCTTTGGGTGAAACGATGTTTCCCTCAACCAAATACTTGCGAACCGTTGGAAGTGATACCCCTGTTTTACGAGCGACTATTTGAAATAGCCCTTGTCTGCGTTTAAGTTTAATTGTTTCAATTGCTTTGTTGTAATCCATAACAAAAGCAAAAGTAAAATAAACTTATCAGTAATGCAAATAAACTTTTCTTTTTGTTACAATTTTATGTCCTCGGAGAATATCAAATCTCCGAAACGAGCATTCAACTCATTAACCAATTCCATCTGTATTGATTCCGTGAACGCATCCTCAAGGAATGGCTTTGGCTTTGTACCTACTTTGTGAATCTTTTTTGCAATGGCTTTTGCATATGAATCATAGGTAAAATCTTCAGGTGGTTTGACGGCTTTGAATGCCATCCATTCTTGGATTGACTGCCATAGATACGGTGTGCCTTCAATGTGACCATTTCTTGTTGGCTTCCTTCCGTATTCCACGAACTCCCAGTAATCTTCAGCGAGAAGGATGGTGTTGATGGATGTGGGTGATTTGGTGATCTCTCCTGGGACAAAAGATTGTCGAAGAACTGAAGACGCATTGATGTTTTTGTTGTCAAGATTCGCCCAAATTGGTGGTATTACCTTCTTGTTCCACCAATCAATGATGATTTGCTGAAGGAGTGAGCCTTCGGAAGCATCCCCTAAGTAAGTATCCAACGCATCGGGTAATTTGTTGAGGTCTATTGTAGCCATCCCACAAGCGTTAAAACAACTAAACCTATACTTATACTCTTAAATAACTTTAAAGTCCTTGAGATGGCTTTATTTTGCTTCACAAGTGAATCATTCTCACTATTCAAGTAAGCGATGTTTACCTTTTGTTTGGTGATGACTGAATCTTGTTCGGCAATGATGATGGAATCCGAGTGGACAATCTTCATCAATTGCCCTACTTTTTGCCGTGCGATTGCTCCCTTGACGAGATAACTATTCGCTGAGCGTAGAGTCGCAGAATCTATGGAGACGGATTGCCCCTTCAAGTCCTGAAGATGTAGCATCAAAAGTATCAAGAAAAATCGTATCATAGTGGTTCAGCTCTTGGAGTAATGTGATTCGTTTGATCTTCTCTTTTTCAATGATTCTCTCGTGTAGTTCCACGTTTAAAGGTTTGACGTATCGGACTGGTTCTTCATAATTGAAAAACGCCCATAGCCAACTAAACAGGAACAACGCAAGTATTGTGAAGATAAGGAGTGTTGACTTGGAAGTTGATTGCATACCCAGCGAGGATGTCGGTTTTTGAATCGTAAAAAGGTGAAGCGTTGCCGTTGATGACAATCTCAAAATCTTCATCGTCTTGAGTGTTGTCCTCAATCAATGCGAAGATATCGGTCATTATTTGGGCAGTATCGGAAAGAACTTCGATTGTGTTGCTCTCGGATTCAAACACACGATCCATCACAAGCAATGCAAAGTTGTATGTCAACAAGTTGTTGTTTGACTGCAAATTAAACCCATCAGGATACAACCAAACCAAAGGATAATACTCCACATTCTCAACGGTCAAATTTGACTGCTGACCAACACCGAACTTGTGAACCATCTTATGGCTTTCCGCTGCGGTTTGTATCTTTTTGATTATTTGGTTTAGTGTCATTTTTGAGAAATTTGAGAAGTTTGGCTTCGTTGTTCTTTTGCCATTTATTCGTTCTCGTGGGGGAAGTCATAGTTCCAAAAACAATCTTGTGATGTGGGAAGATAAATACCACCAACGAACGCTGTGTTCTTTGGACGGATGGTGTCAAAGGTAGAGCCTGGATTCAAGAATAAAGGATAGTCATTGGTGTATGTCCGCAAATAATCTCTCAATCTGTTGGCATAGTATTCGGCTTTATCACGATAACGACCTTCAATCATTGTCATTTCCTCCACGGATACCGCCCTTGCATTGTCACTCTCACGAGATGCAACTGATTTGTTCATCAATTTAAAGGTCATTGGAAGCATTGCTTCG